ATGCCCTACCTCGACGACTTCGCCCTCGCGCTAAGGGCGGCCGGCGCCCCCGACACCACCCTCTCTACCCGCCTCAACCACCTGCGACGCGTCGCCCGCACCATCGGCGCGCCCACCCCTCTCGACGTCGACGGCGATCGCCTCACCCGGTGGGCGGGCCGACAGGAATGGTCGATCGAGACCCGCCGCAGCTACCGGCAGTCACTCCTAGCCTTCTATCGCTGGGCTCAAGGATCCGGCCGGGTGACCGAGAATCCCGCCCTTGCACTCCCTCATGTGCCGGCGGCGACGCCCAAACCGCGCCCGTGCCCGGATCACGTGTACAACGAGGCGCTTGCCAAGGCCGACGCCCGCGAACGTCGCATGCTTCGACTCGGCGCCGAGTGTGGCCTGCGCCGCGCAGAGGTCGCCGTCGCTCACACTCGCGACCTGATCGAGGATCTCGAGGGGTGGTCGCTACTCGTGCACGGCAAGGGGAACAAGGATCGGGTGGTCCCACTGCCCGATGCGCTGGCCGCCGATCTTCGCAAGCTCCCACACGGGTACTTCTTCCCTGGAAACGAGAACGGGCACCTGTCCCCGCGTTGGGTCGGCAAACTGATGACCGAACTGCTTCCCGGCGAGTGGACGATGCACAAGCTGCGGCACCGGTTCGCCACTCGGGCGTATCGCGGTACCCGTAACATCCGTGCCGTTCAGGAGGTTCTCGGACACGCCAGCGTCGCAACCACCCAGATCTATACCGCCGTCGAGAAAGACGAGCTTCGCGCCGCTGTTCGAGCGGCAGCCTGAGGTAACGGAATCTGTCGGCATTCCAGCGTGAGCAGTCCGAGCGGTCTGGTTGAATCCGGGCATGAATCGGACACTCCTCGCGGCCGGTGCCGCCATCGCTCTCGCCCTGATCGCCGGGTGCTCGGATTCCGAGACGTTGGCCGACGAGCAGGCGAGGCCGAGCTCGTCGACGGTCAGCGCGCCGACGAGCTCGGCCGTCGCGTCGACGTCGACGTCGGCCCCCACGGAGACCAACACGCAAGGCCTGTACGAGGTGACCGACGCCGGACTGACAGTCGCCGTCAACGTCCCGGTCGTGGCGAGCCCCGCCGAGATGGCCGAGGGGTGCGCGGAGGCGAAGGCCGTGTTCGAGATGTTCGATACGACGGACGTCGAGATGGTGCTCGCGCTCATGCAGGCATCCGAGGCCGACTCGACCGAGAACTTCACAGTCGAGTCAGAGGGTGCCCCGTGGGCCGAGGCGACGCCGCAGGAGCAGGCTCAGGTCATCGCCGCCGTCAACGCGGCCGCACGCGGCGAGTGCTGAGCGTCGGACTGCTCGAGCACTCGTCGCGTCAGACCAGAACGATCGCCAGGACGGCGACGATGACGGCGATGACGGCGACCACCAGCGAAGCGACCGCCACCCACAATCCGCGCTGAGCGGTCGTGCCGCTCTCACGGGCGAGCTTCGCGCTCTCGCGAGCGTGTTCCGCGCTCTCGCGGGCGAGGCGCGTCTGCTCTTCCATGACGGCGACGTCGTGGTCGCGTTCCGCCTTTTTCTTCGCAGCCGCCGCCTCTACGGCTTGCCGCATCTGTCGGTTCGACTCTTCGATGTCTCGACTTATGGCGAGGCCTCGCTGCATGCCGACCTCTATCCGAGACGGCCCAAAGCTATCGCTGATGTCCACCGCGCGATCGTAGGTTTCGGCCGGCCCTCACAGTAGATGGCGCGCCGATGTGTCGGTCCGGCGTCATACAGTGGCCGTCGCGGGGAATCGGTCAGAGGGAAGCTGACCGCGAACCGCATCCGAACCCCCCGGTTACGAGCCGGGGCGTTCGGCGCTTCTACGGCGGGTCGAGGCCCTGGTCGAGGTAGTGCTGATCAATCTCGGCCTGCCAGAGCGCGATGTCCCATAGCTCTTCGTTCATATCCAGTTGGACGCGCGCGGGGGATGCGCGGTTCCCGCAGTACTTATCCGTCCGGAACGGTTGCACTTCTCCGTTCGCAACGGTATAGTAAGTCATGTCAGGCCGGAAGGCCCGGCCGACAATTACAGAGAGGAATCGGATGAAAACCGATGTGGCGCTTGCTCTCGCCGCCGTGAGTGTCATCCTCCAGGCCATCCAGGTCTGGCAGGGATTCACCAAGGACGACGAGGACTAAGTGAAGGGGACCGGCCCGAAGGACCCGGGCCGGTCCCGCCCACATCATTCCATCCGATTCCTCGGGAGGGAAGCAGATGAACCGCTACATCGCAGACCGCGGGGTCCAGGCCAGCGCCGCGACCGCTGTCGTTCTCGGCGTGTGCACCGCCGTCGCGTACAGCCCGCCGCTGCTCGCCGTGTGGGTGGGCTGGGCCGGTGTCACCGCCTGGGCCGTGAGCAACGTCTGGCGTCGCCGTGGCCACGCGTAAGACGGTCCACTACCTGTCCAAGCGGCAATTCGCCCAACGGATCGGGGCGAGTGACCCGACCCTGAGCGGCTATAAGCTGCCGCCGCCCGACGTCACGATCGGACCAGTGAACGCGGATGGCACGTTGCCGCGCGGATCGGTCGGCGGGTGGACCGAGCAGACGATCGACGAGTGGAATGAGAATCGGCCCGGGCGCGGCGCGAGGACCGACCTTCGAGACCGGTAGCGGTAGACACCCACCCCGAACGACAAAAGCCCCCACCCTCGGAAGGGTGGGGGCTTCGTTGTGTCTGCGTCGGCCGCTCGTCAGATCTTCGAGATGAACAGGTTGAGTCGGCCTGCGTCGATGGTCAGGTCGCTGCTGCTACCGGCTTTCACGGTCGGCATGACGAACTGGGCGGACGGCACCGTGATCGTCTGGACGGGCCGGTTCCATGAGTTGCTGTTCGCCGATCCCGCGATGACCTGGTTCTGCTCTGCGCCGACTCGGCAGCCGACGGACCAGTAGGCGCCCCAGCCGACCGTGTACAGGTTCCAGATCAGCTCGTAGGTTCCCGCCTCGAGGTAGATGCCGGAGCCAGGCACGCGCGGCCACTCCGTCGCGGCGTTCGCCGTCAGGGTCGCCTCGGTGGTCTGGTCGCGGACCAGGGACACCGGGGTGAGTTGCTCGTAGTAGCCGCCGGTCCGGTAGGACAGCTTCGTGGTGTCCGCAGCGAGGACGCGATACGAGGAGATCGACGATCCCGCGCTCGCGTACAGCTCGAGCAGGACGTCGGTGCCATCCGGAACCACCACCTTCGCCGTCCGCGAGCTCGTGGCGCTCGTCCCATCCGTCGTGCTGAGGACCGTGCCGCTGCCTCGAAGCTGGACGCCTCGACTCTGGTTGGCGGTGGAGGACGTCGCCATCGTGCCCTCGGCGACAAAGGCCGCGCGGCCACTGACCAGAAGTCCGTTCGCCGCCGCCGCGGCCGCGATGTCGGTGTCGGGGAACTCCGGGTCGATCTTGAACCCGGTCACCTTCTCGTACGAGTTCTGCGGGAGCTGCTGCGTGCCGGACTTGAGCACGCCCTGTCGCGGAATGGACGACGACCACAGCACGGCCCCGCCGCTGCTGATCTTCTTGACCGCCATCCCACCCGCGCTGGCCTTCTTGATCTGACCGACGCCCGGGAAGCTGATCTTGCCGGCCATCACGCACCCCGCAGATAGATCGTGTTCGCGGCCTCGCTCGTGCCGTTGTTCGTTGCCGCGTTGTACTGGGCTTCAGTCCCGACCCACACCTTGAGCGCGGCCGGCGTGCCGTTCTTCGATCCCTGCATGGCGGTCGCCGCTTTGCCGAGGTCGTCCTGCACGCTCTGGGTGAGGTTGTCGCGCGTCCAGCCGCCGTTTACGTCGAAGGTGGTCAGGATCTCGGCGGCGAATCCCACAGCAGCCCTGACCGACGGCGTCGCCGGAAACGGCTCGACGTCCGAGAGCTGGTCGAGATCGACGGCGCCGTCCGCCAGGTCGTCGCCCGAGATCCCCAAGGCTGGCTTGATGTACGCGGACGCGGCGCGAGCGACAGCGACCTGGATGTCCTCGCGGAACAGTCCGATCGGCAGGCCGACGTACTCGTCGATGTCGTTCTCGTCGTACGACGCGCCCCGCAGGATCGCCGCGAAGTAGACAGCCCGCCCCATCTCCTCGGTGAAGTGGTCAAACTCGATCACTCCGTTGGCGATCCGCGGATCCGAGGCGGTACCAGCCAGGTGTCCCGCGATCTTGATCGCGCCCGGTGCCTCCGGTGTCGCGACGGGCATCTCCTGCAGCGCCGTCCGAGCGCGCTGCAGATCGTCCTGCACCGCCTGCTCGAGGTGGGCGCGCAACCACCCGCCCGACGGTGCGCCCTGCTGCGCGTTCTCGGCAGCGTCCTCGGCGAGTTGGCGCGCGGCGTCGGCGGCCTGAGCCGATGCGTCGGCGGCCGCCGCGAAGCCCTCGGCCGCGCCCTCATGGCCGGCCGCCGTCGTCGCCGCGGTCTCTGCCCCGCCGCGCGCGGTCTCTGCTGCCTGTCGATCGGCCGCGACGGCCTGCTGCAGCGTCGTTGTCACCTGGTCAGCTGCATCCGTCGCCGCGGTGCCGGCAGCGGTGACCGCGGCCTGCCGCGACGCCTCGGCGGCCTGGGCATCATCGTGCGCATCGGAGGCCGCTTCCGCTGCGGCGTCCTTGTGCTGGCCGGCGAGCGTCGCGGCAGCCTGAGCGTCGTCGCGGGACTCACCTGCCGCTGCCGCAGCCGCGTCGGCCGCGTCACGGTGTCCGCTGGCAGTGCTCGCCGCCTGCTCGGCCTCCTCCCGCTCCCCCGCCGCCGCCAGCGCGGAGCCGGCCGCGGCGCCCGACGCGGCGATCGCAGCGTCAGCGTTGCTCTGCACTTCGGCGCGCACCGCGGCGACACCGTCGGCAACAACGCCCTGGACGTACTGCTCCGAACTCTCGGCCCGGTCAGCCGCCTCCTCGGCCCGAACGGTCGATGCCGCAACCTGATCCGCGAGTGCCCGGACCTCGCTGACCACGCCCGGCTCGTACTCGATGAAGTTGTCGAGCACGGTGCCGAACCGAACGGGATCGCTCGAGTCCGGGATGTTGACAACTTCGCTGAAAAACCATCCCTCCATCGAGATTTCGAGAAGGGCAGGCCCGGGGTCGATGGCCGTGAGGGTCAGGATCCCTGCCTTGATCGGGAAGCTTCGCCGCACCGGCACGATGGTCCCAAGGTGCGAGTTCGCCGGGCGGAGCACCGTCGAGGTGATCTCGGCGACGCCGTCACCGCGGCCTCCTGCGATGTCGTACAGATCTCCGGTGATGGTGGTCATTCGCCTTCGGCCTCCTTCATTCGATCGGCCTCCTTGTTCGTCAGCGCGCGCCAGAACGGGTCTTCGAGCGCCTTCTCGCGGGCTGCTGCGTTCTTCAGCGCAGAGATCAGCGGCGACGGATCCTCGTCAGGGGCGCCGGATGATGCGATGGCCTCCCGCGCGTACGCCTCGATCTCGGCATCCGACATCTTCGACGTGTCGATCACGTCTCCTCCAAACTGCGCTTTTCGACGGAGAACCCGTTGAATTGCGATCCGCCCCAGGCATTTCGTGCGACAGGCACGTCAGCCCAGAACTCGACGTAGTAGCCCGCGGACGGGACAGTGAACGGAAGGTGCACCACGTGCGGGTGCCGGGCTCCGGTGTTGTGGAGCGAGACCGCGATCGCGTGCAGCGACCCGCCGGGACTGTAGACGCGGATCTGCAGCTCAGTCGTTGTACCGACCGCGAATCCCGCCTGATCGATGTTCATTCGCGCATCGGCAACCCACAGCCCTTTCGAGTGCAGGTAGTACGCACCGGACTGTCTCGTGACGCCGACCGTAGTGCCGATGACGCCCGTGACGCTGCGCTTCGCGGGGCCGAGCTGTCCGGACCATCCGCCCGTGATGTAGCCGTGCGCGTAGCCGATGACGCCCTCGAGCTTCTGCGTTGTGTCCTGCAGCCCGGCAAGTTCGACAGTGTGACCGCCGACGATGCCGAACAGATTCTGCAGCCCGTTCTGGATCGCCTGGACAGCCAGAGAGAACAGGTTGATCTTCGTGGTCGACCCGACGACCCGGCCGAGCATCTCGTCCTCGTACTCGGCTCGGCTCTTCTTCGACCACGCTTCGATACCGCTGAGCCCGTCCAGCATTCGGTCCGGAGTGTGGCCACTGGGTGACGTCATCGGCTACACCTCATCTCGCTTCGCCTCTTCGCGATGTCGGCGCCGATCTTCCTGCTGCTCGCGCCAGAGCGCCCACAGCATCGGCGCGTACACGATCGCTCCGAGCGTGTAGATCACGAGTCGGATCGGTTGCCGCCCTGGATAATCGAGCGACACCCACGACGAGACCGAGATCTGCGCCAGGACCAGCGCGAGCACGATCGACTTCGCCGCGTAGATGCGGCCGACCCTGTTGCGCTCCCACGGCGACCGGATGACGTACAGCAGGGTGAACGCGGCCACCATGATCGCCAACACGAGCAGCGCGATATTCGCCGCGTCCTTCACGTTGCTGCACCTCCCCACGCCTGCTGAAGCAGCTCGGTGAACCCATTGCGCTCTAGATCGTTTCGGGCGACCCGTGCCACGGCCCGCGCTTCTCGTGCCCGCTCGTCCACTTCGCTCGCCTGCTCCTCGGCACGGCGCCGCCGTTCGACGGCCTGCGCCCATTCGTGCGCGGCGTCCTGTTGCCGCTCGCGCTGTTCGTCAGCGCCCCGAAACTTCTTTGGCCACCTCATGTCACACGTCCTGCAACATTGCGCACCGCTTCGAGAATGTGCACCGCGTACTGGGATGCGACGGTCTGCTCGGACATCGCCGATGTCGCCTTCGAGAGCGCGTCCGCCTGAGTCGAAATCGTCTTCTGATCTTCGAGGGATCGGCCTCGGAGGTGCTCGATCTCGGCGTCCTTGCCTGCGATCTGCTCGCGATGGGACGGCCCCCACACGATCCAGCCGCGCGTGACGGCCAGACCGTGCAGGAGACCGAGCACGAGAACGACGGTGCCGACGCCCACGCCCTCCCACTGGGAGGGGTTGAGCGGCCCCATCTCAGATCAGCCGACCGAGGCGGGCCTCGAGGTCGCGCCGACTCTGTTCGACGGCGGCGGCCGCCGATCCGAGGTCCGGAACGTTGATCGAGACCGTGGTGTTCTTCGCGTGAGCGGCGAGCGCGTCAGTGATGCGCGCGACGCCGTCCGGTCCGATCACGGCCGGCTTCGGGTTGATGTTCGCGGTTGCGACGCCGCCGGCCGCGAGCGCGACGAGGCCCGCGATCGTGGCGGCGATCTGGTCGGCGGTGCCTTGCTCGAGGACGCCGAAGATGGCGAGGAAGGCGACCACGCCGCCGACGAGCATCTGGACCGCGTAGAGGCCTTGGCGGACCTTGGGGTTCGAGATCATCACTTGCCCTCCAACTTGCGTTCGATGCGGTCCAGGCGGTCGGACAGGCCTGCGACTTCGCGCTCGGTGCGGAAGGTCGCGGCGTCGGTGAACTGCGCGCAGTCGCGCATCGTGAGCTCGGCGGTCGAGCCCTCGACGAGCGATCGTCGGCGGCCGCAGACCGCCTCGTACAGCTCGCGCTGCTCTTCAGGGGATAAGGCCGACATGAATCCCTCCTCGGGGAGTAGCGCGGCGCCGAGTGCCAGGCACCGCGTGTATCGGAGTTGACGGTCCGGCAGCCCGTTCGTGCCGCCGTTGATCGCGCGCGTCGCGGCCACGATGTCGCGGGCGTCGGCGAGCGCGTTGAGTTGCGGGCGCGCTGCGGTCCAGTACCAGACCGCCCCGACGAACCCGTATCGGTCGGACGCGAGCTCGGCGGGGTTGTCGACGAAGTACGTCGGCGTCGGGACCAGGCCGCGCCCGTGCGCCCACCGCGAGCACTCGGTGTAGTTGTGCCGACCGGTGACCTGGATCGGTCCGCGGCCCTTGAACCGTCGGCCGTCGCCGGGCTCGGTGTTGCCGAGATCGCGGCGACCCTCGTAGTCGGCGCCGGACGCGAGCTCTTCCATCCACAGCAGGCCGTTCGACTCATGGCCGAGCTGCGCGCACCACATCGCCGCGCGCTCGACGGTCGTGCACCCAGCCTCTCGCATCGCTGCGGTGAATGCGGGCAGCAGCGCCGCGTACCGCTCGCGCGAGACAGTGCCGCCCATTGCTCGCGACAGGCCGTCGACGTCCATGCCGGCGACCGCTTCGTTCGGGTACTGCGCGCCATCGAGCAGCGGTAGCGGGTTGAGTCGGTCCGCCCCCGGCTGGGACCACACGTAGCGGTGCCATTCGAGATGCAGGTGCGGGGCGACGCCGCCGTTGGTGTTCGAGTCCGGGTTGATGCGGGCGATGCGCTGGCCCGCCTCCACGCGCTGCCCGAGTGACACCTCGGGGATCACATGCCCGTAGACGGTGGTGCCGCTGCCGTCCTCGGTTGGATGGTCCAGGACGACCCACTGACCGAACCCAGATGCGGGGCCGACGGCCCAGACCGCGCCGCCCTGGACCGCGTACACAGGGCGCCCGGCCGAGCCGCCTTCCCACCCGAAATCGACGCCCCAGTGCACGGTTCCCCAGCGCTGCCCGAACTCCGAGGTGATCATGTGTCCCCGCTCGAGGGGCCAGTATCGCGTCACGTTTCCTCCTCGGCCTTGATGGCGTCGAGTGCGTCGTTCAGTTCCTTGCGGAGCTCGGGCGGCATCTTGCGCACGAGATCCTTCGCCTCTGTCCGCGGCGGGTCCGGCTCGTCGGCGGGCACCCACTTGCCGGCGCCCGTGAGCCAGGCCTCTTCGGTCTCCGGTAACCGGAGCTTGATCGTCGGCTCGGCCATATGGCCGCAGTGGTCGCACTTGAGTCGAGCGCCGCAGTCGTGCAGGCGCTTCGAGACGAGCCGGTAGTACACGAACGGCAGGATCGCCAGCGCGCCCTTGAGTTCCGGGAGCGAGACCAGCATCCACCAGAACATCTCTTCCGGGTCGTCGAGATCGCAGTTCTCCCGTGTCGGGATCTCGTCACGCTTCACGACATCACCCCCAGCTCCTTCAGGTCGGATTTGCCCTTGTCGATGGCTGCCATGAGGCGAACCAGTGGATCCTGCTGCAGCGCTTCGCCGCCGAGGCTGATCTCGAACTCCGGCGCCCGGTCGACGCCCCACGACAGGACTCGCTTCGAGACGCGCTCGACGTGGATCCGCTGCGTGATGTCGCCGGGGATACGGGTGGCGACGCGGTCGCCCTTGTCGAAGTGCCCGATGCCGGGCGCGCCGATGACGTACGGGGCGCCGTCGGTGATTTCCATCGACCCGGAGAAGATCGTCCGCGTCTCGTACGCGCCTTGGCGCAGCACCATCAGCGAGTCGAGGGTGTACGCCTTGCCGCCCGAGGCGATGAAGAACTCGAAGTACCGGAAGTCACCGGACACCTGAGCCCGTCTGAGCAGCTTGACCGCGATCCACGCGAGGACTGTGTCCTCGTAGAAGGGTTTCAGGATCGCGTCGATGGAGCCGCCGACCGAACCGAACTGCAGCAGGTTGCCCACGACGTCGAACACGCCCTGCACGAGCGCGCTCATGGTCTCGTTCACGCCCGGCATCGAGTGGCCGCCCGTGACGAGCTGCACCGCCCGGGCCGGCCGCTGCTTGAAGCTCGAGCGCACCACCCCCGGACTGTCCGGCGAGTAGTAGACGTACGGCACACGCGGATCGGTACGGCGGTCACCGGGCACCCGGTAGTCCCCGACGACCGGCATGTCGGTGATCGTCTCTTCGATGTTCTCGACGAAGTCCTCGGTGTACGAGCGGATCGTCCGCACGAACCCGTCGAAGAGCGAGCCGCCATTCGAGGTGCCGGCCTCGACGCCCGACTTGTCCTCGATCCACACCACCAGCGCGCCGTGGCGCAGCTTCGCGCCGGGCCAGGGCAGCGGGTCGCCCTCGAACCAGCGGCGCCACTGCAGCGAGAGCTCACCGTCGGCGAGGATCGCCTGCGCGGCCTCGTGCCAATACTTGAACCGCGACGTCAGGATCGCCCACGGCACACCCTTCGCGAGCCACTCCATGAACGAGCCGGGCTTGACCACGACCGTCCAGGTGGACATGTCGAAGCCCTCCCACCACGAGGACACCTTGAGCGGGTCGTCCGGGAGGGTGAAAATCGGCATGTTCTCGCGGCACAGATTGATGTGCAGTGCCGTCAGCAGCACCCACGGCGCCGGGCCTGCGAGCCCGAACACCTTGATCGGCTGGAAGGCGGCCGGCATGACAGGCGTCGACCACAGCAGCTTTGTCTTGAGCTGCTCGAAGTCCGACAGGAACGACGCGACGAGGGTGCTGTTACCGAACTCGTCGGTCTGGACGTCGGTCTCCTCGAGCAGCCCGGACCAGCGAGTGCCCATGTAGTCCACCGAGACCAGGACGTTGCGCTTCTCGCCGCGCTGGATCCGGCCGTACATGTCGTTCAGCCACTGCGCCTGCGGCATCTCGAAGTCGAGCGAGAGCGTCCCGACGCCGCTGTCGTTGTCGACGTCCTCCCACTTCGCTTCGTCCTCGCACTCGACGATGTGCACGAGGTCGGCGTTCGCGCCGGTCCACAGCCGAACCAGGGGCGGGGTGCGCCGCATCTGGTCGAGCTCGCGGTGCGCCCGCTCGGTTGCCTCCATGATCGCCGCGCACTGCTCGGCGAGAGACAGATCGAAATCGACGACGCTCACAGCAGCTCACCTCCCCACGGCTTCGGCCACAGCCGCGGCTGATGCAGCTCTGCCCGCGCCCCGCCGGCCGGTGCTCCGGTGTACGAGATCGGCAGCTTGGTCGGCGGCGTGTAGGGCGGGATCTTGTGCATGAAGAACTGCCGGCCGCCGTTCTCGCCCAACAGGTTCGTGCCAGACCACGACTCGAGCATCAGGCGCATCGGGTCGTAGTTGATCCGGGCGCCCGCGTGCACCGAGTCGATCGGTAGCAGTGGAACGATCCGATTCCCGAACCGTCCGCCCGGGCGCCGCTTGCCCTTCGGCCCGACCCACGACGGATCCGGGATGTTCCACGTCGCCCGCGTGAGCACCCAGGTCTGCATCATCGTGATCGGCGTCGGATTCTCTACTTCGATGAACCCAGAGGCCGACGTCGTCGACTTCTCGAAGTGCGTGACCTTCGTCTGCCCTTCCCAGAATGGTTGGGCCGAGCGGACTTTGTAGATCGGGTTCAGGTACTGCTCATCCTCGAGCGTGGGGTCGAACTCGGGGTCGAGATCGGTGTTGTCGTACCGCTGGATGAACAGTCGGCGGATGTCGCGCGAGGACCGCACGACAACCTGCGCGAGCTGCTCGTCCTCGTCCCACTCATCCGGCGCATCGGTGATCATCTGGTCGAGCAGCGAGTCGAGCCGCTCGATGTCCATGTCGGTGTCATCTCCGAACAGGTGGAAGCCGAGCGCTAGATCGCGCCACGGGAACGTTCGGTTCTTGAACCGCCCGCCCCGCTGCCGTGCGGCCCGCTTCCACTCGCTCGAGATCGGCGCCCCGTAGATCCCTTGGACCTGGCCGGCCGCCAGGATGACACCCTGGCGGCCGGCGTTACGTCCAGCGAGATCGAGGCGATAACCGTTGGCTCCGATGAGCGCAACATCAAGCACGTCCACCTCCGAAACGCATGAGCGCGATGCTCTGACGCATGGCCTGATCGCGTTGCCACGAGGCCTGATCCGCGATCGTGATCTGCTGGTTGTTGTTGATCTGGACGCGCGGCCCGCCGCTGACACCCGCGCCGACGAGCTCGTCGACCTTGTCGATGTTCGCCTCGGCGATGTCCCAGTGACGCGGCAGCAGAACGGGTTCCGGCTCGTTCAACCCGTTGAACCCGAGCTGTCCGGGCATCATCCATCCGCCCGTGTCGAACAGGCCCGTCTCGTCGACGAGCTCCTGCCCGCGGGTCATCATCTGGCTGTACCGACCCGGGAAGGCCGACCGCTGCACCTTCTGCGCAGCCGCGCCGGGATCCATCGACTTCCAGTCGAACTCGGTGAGGTGCTCGAAGAACATCCGAGCCGACTCGAACGGATTCATCCGCTGCTCGAGCGTGCCCCACTCCGGGTAGTCCTGCTGCTGGAACAGGCCCGTCGACGTGCCGTCGTTGCCGACCGCATCGTGCGGCAGCGCGAGAGACGCCGGCAGCTTCGAGTTCGCGTACATCTTCAGCGGATCGCCGACCTCGACGAGAGCGGTTGCCTCGCCGATGACCGCGGCAGCCTCGCCGAGGCCCATCTCGCTCGCTGCCCGCGCGATCTCGTACGCGTACAGCTCGGCGCCGGTCCGGTCACCCGGTCCGGTCTGGACGGGAGCATTCGGGTCGATGAGCCCCTCGGTGACGGTCGCCAGTTGATCGGCGCCGACCGCGGACTGTGGCGAGCTCGGGATGCTCGACGGCGAGGACATGCCCGCCGTCGAGTCAGCCTTGATCGTGTAGCGGTCCGCGAGGTCCAGGTACTCCCCCACTCCGAGGATCTCGATCGAGGCATCCGACCAGACGCCCGCGATGTCGGTGAACATCGACTTCCACCGGTCTCGCGCCGAGAACGTCTGCTGCAGTTCGGTCGTCGGCGTCGATGTACTGGTCGCTGACGGTGCGCCCACGTCCGGCCCCCAGCTGGGAACCGCGCCCGACGGACCGGAACCGACCTGTATGTGCTCGGGCGCCGGCGGTGCTGGCGGGCCGAGTGGCTCGTCGGCGGCTGCGTGCACGTGGTGCGTGTGATCGCCTGCGTTCGCGTAGTACGTGCGCGGAACGATTTCGCCGTTCTTGATCTGCCGGTCGAACCGAGGATCGTCGTAGATCAGCTCGAGCAACTGTCCCTGATAGTTGTCCGCGAGGAAGTTCGCGAACCCGAGCTGCTCGTCGGTGTTGCCCGAGCCGTTCGAGAAGTCGACCGCCTTCCCTGCGCCGTGGTAGTCGTTCGCCCCGGGGCGAACTGTGTCGGTCACCTGCAGTGCTGGGAAGTGCTCAGACGCGAGAGATGTCAGGCTGCCGATGACGCCGCCCTCGGCGAACTTCGGCAGCCGCGACATCGCATCGCGGAGTGAGAGCAGACCGCTGATGACCGGGTGGTCCTCCTCGACGCCGAAGGCCTCGAACATGTTCGGCGTGTAGTCACCATCGATCGCCAGCGATCGCAGCCCGAACGCTCCCGCGACCAGCCGAGAATCCTCCTCGATGCCGAAGGGGTTCGACTGGAAGTCGCCGTTCATCAGCGCGTGGAGGAATCCGGCCGGCGGCACCCATCCCGCATTGAGTGCGGCGACGACGGCGGCACCGCCTTGCCGCATCACGTCCTCGCGGACGATGCCCTCGCCGTCAGCGACACGGACGACCGGGACGCCGAACGCGTCGACGCCGACGATGCTGTCCGAGCGCCCCGTCCCCGGACCCCAGAGCTGCCCGTCTTCGGTCCGGCCAGCGATCACGCCGCCGTCGCGGAAGAGGGGAAGGTCGGGGGTGTCGAGTGACAGCGACACCTTCTTGTTGATGACCGGGACCGTGAACTCCCAGCTGAGACGGAAGTTGTTCCACTTCTGGATGATCCAGTTCAGGGCCGACCGGAAGGCGTTGATGATGCCGTCCCAGAGTCCCGACGCGGCCGAGCTGATTCGCCCGGGCAGACCCGTGACGAACCCGACCAGGTCGTTGAACTTCTGGACGACCCAGTCCTTCGCCTCGCCCGCCTTCTGGCCGATCCAGCCGAGCGCCGCGCCGAAGGCGTCGATGCCGGCCGAGACCTTGTCGTACATCCAGTTCCAGCCGGTCAGGATCGCATCCCAGGCGGCCGTGATGATCTTCTTACCGATCTCGGTCTGGGTGAAGAACCAGATCAGTCCGGCGACGAGCGCCGTCACCGCGATGATGATGAGGGTGATCGGGTTGGCCGACAGTGCGAGGTTGAACGCCCACTGCGCGGCCGTCGCCGCTCCGGTCGCGACGGCTCCGGCGATCATCACGGCACGGTGCGCGATGAACGCAGCGCCCTGCAGGGCGAGAGCGCCGATGGTGCGGGCCGACGATGCAACCCACGCGCCCGCAGCGATAGCCGCCTGCGCGGTTGCCGTTGCACCGGCTGCGATCCACTGACCGACCATGATCGCGCCGTTGGCGACCGCAGCGGCCGACGATGCGACCCAGCCCGCGACAGTCCGGTACTGCGCAGCCACCTGCGCGGCTGCCGACGCAACCGCCGAGGCCTGCGTCGACACCCAGACCGCAGTGAGCGTGGCACCGCTCGCGACCGCGCCGGCCGCCGAGGTGGCGAAGCCAACCGTCATCGACACCAGCGCAGGCAGTAGCCCGATCGTGATGACGCCGACCAGGATGCCCGCGACGACCTCGTGCTCGCGGAACCAGCCGACGACTCCCCCGATCGCGTTCGCAACGTCGCCGAGGATCCCGATTCCGATCTGCATCGCGCCCCACACCACCGGGAGCGCCACCGATCCGATGTCGGTGACCACGGAACCGATCTGCGCCCAGAGGTCGGCGTTCTCGATGAGGAACTGTGCGGCGGCCCCGATGCCGTCCGTGATGGTCGACTGAATCGTGTTCTTCAGCACCGTCATCGCGTGATTCGGCCCGGAGTTGACCGTGTCCGACATCTGCTGAGTCGAGCCCGCGAATCCGGACATCGCGTCCTCGGCGCCCGTGAGCGTCTTCAGGAACGCGGGAATCTGATCGACGGACAGGTCCTCGAGGGGTGTGCCGAACAGGGCGATTGCCTGCTGCGCCATGACCGCCGGGTCTTCGATGTCGAGTAGCTTCTGCGCGGTGTACTGCAGCGCGAGCTGCGCCGACTCGCCACCCGCGGCGACGCTCGTGGCCATTGCCTCGGCGTCCTCGCCGAGGAACTTGTACGCCTCCGCTGTGGACTTGGACCCGTCCGTCGCGCGGATGGTGAACTCCTTCAGCGCGTCGCCCGTCTTGTCCAGGGCGAACTTGCCCTGTTCGGCGGCCGCGACGAGCAGGTTAAAGGACTCTTCGCCGTCGAACCCGAGCGCGCGGAAGTTCGTCCCGTATTCCTGAATGATCTCGGGCAGTTCGTCGCGCATCGCCGCGGGAACAGTCTGGAACGAGCGGGTAAGCAGGTCGAAGGCCTCGGTCGAGTCCTTGGCGAGACCGTTCTGAATCAGCTGCGACGCGGTCTGTACCGACGCCGAGACGTCCTGATCGAACACGTTCGCGAAGGTCATTGCGTTGCTGGCGATCTGATCCATCGAGGCTTCGCCCTCGAATCCCGCCGTGCGGAAGGAGTTCGCGACCAGGCCGACCGCCTGCGCCGCTTCCTCCATCGAGCCCGCGACACCGGATCGGTACAGGGCGCCCGCCCTGTCGCCGTACTCGGCGGCCAGGTCGCCCGTCGCACCGAGCTGCGCGGCGAGCTTGGACTCGATGTCCATGTTGTCCATCGCCGCCATGCCGAGACCGATGGCGCTGCCGATACCGGCGGCCGCGGCAGTGAACTTGCCGAGGTCGGAGACCCCACCCTTGATCTTGTCGCCGAACCCATCGAAGGAGCCGGCGAAACGGCTGACGTCATCCGCGCCACCCTCGGCCGCCTTCGCCGCGCGCTCCTCCGCGTCGGCCAGGTTCTTCGTCGCCTGCTCGGCCACCTTGGACGCCGCGGCTTCCTTGCGCTTCGCGGATTCGAGCGCCTCGACCGCGCGGGTATGCCGCGCGCCCGAGGTGATGCCCTTCTCCTGCAGCTCGACCAGCGCAGCCTCGGCGACCCGGCGCTTGCCGGCGGCGTCGGCAACCTTGTCCTGAGACTTCGACAGGTCGGACGTCGCCTTTTCGACGGCGGCCTTCGCCCCGGCGATGCCCGCCGCGATGCCGTCGCCCGCGGCCTGGCCGGCGCGCTTGCCCGCCGTCCGCATCGGACCGACGAGCTGCCCGGACATGCTCCCTTCGACGCCCTGCATCGTGGGAATGACCTGCAGTGCGGCCCAGCCGATTGTTTCCACGGGCGCGCCCTCCTATTCGGTTGTGCCGAGCTCCCGGGCGCGTCGCGCCTTCGCACGCTCGAACTTGTTGCGCTTCGCTTCGCTCCTGCGCGCTGATTGCCGCTTCTTCTGCTCGAGGCGCCACGGGTGGCGGATTCGCGGTTTGCCCCGGCCTCGCCCGGCGTTCGCCTTCTGCTCCCAGAGGTCGGCGAGCAGGTGGTCGGTGATCGTCCACGGGACGCGCCCGTCGCTCTCGTCGATCGCGAGAGCGGAATCGGCGGGGAGGTAGCGGATCAGTACGAACAGGCGGCGGAGCGTCAGTTGCGACTCCCCGCCGCCTGGCCGCCAGAGGTCTCGGAGATCGGTCTGATGGAAGCGGTTCAGGTCCGCCTCGATCGGATCGCCCTTCGAGCGCAGCAGTGCGAGCAGGCCGACTATTTTCCCGCCGAGTCGAATCCTGTTGCGCGAGCGAACATCGACATCACTTCGCTCGACGCGTCGATCGGGCTCTTGCCCTCGGCCCGTGCGCGGGCGGCGAACCAGGCGAAGTCTCGATCGCCCAGCAGGCCCTTCACCATCATCAGCGGATTGCCCTGCACGGTGCCCATCTGGAAGTCCCACGATTCGAGCAGGTCCACCTGGGAGATGTGAATGGTCTTGTCCCACAACCGGAGGACGATGGTCGCACCACCGTCGGCCTCGGCTGCGCGAGGATCCTTCTTCGCCAGATGATCCTGAGGCACGGGCGCGCCCTCGGGGATCGCGACGGGCTTCTTGCGCCCCTTCTTCCCGCCGCGGCGAGCAGCGCGATTCGGCCCTGCGCCGCTCGGCGTCGGGGTGGCGTCGACGACGGCGGTCGAGTCCGTATCGGTCTCGTTGTCGGCGTCATCGAAGAAGGTCTCGAAGTCGTCAGCCTGGGGCATGTGCAGCTCCTTGGTTCTTGCGCCAGAGGTCCGGCGCGATTGCTGCCACCACGAGCGCGGCGGCATGTTCAGGGACGCCCGCACCGAGAAGGTGCGTGTGTGCGTCGGCGATCGAAACGGCGAACTCGGCGGGTGCGGCCTTGACGGCTTCCTCGGCCTTCTCCTCGGCTTCGATCTGGGGGGCGAGTTGTATTGCGCGCGCGACTTTCTTGTATTCGGTAGGCGTGAGCGGCGGCGTTAGGCCGAGTCGCTCGGCGGTCTCTGCGATCTCGCGTTCGGTGGGGACTCGGGGCATGACGCCTCCTGTGCAGCGGTGCAGCGAAAGAGGTCCGGCCGTCCGCGGGCTGCACTCCGCGGACGGCCGGGGTCTGTGGGGTTGTCCTGACCCGCCCCACGTCCTCCTCAGGGATCAGCCGAGAGGGACGTCGTCGTCGAACGGCTCGGTCTCATCGACTCCGTCGTTCAACGACTGGGGCGCTAGGGGCCCTCGGGCTCGGTCTCGACGCGGATGAACACGTCACCGTTCGCGTCGTTCGCGTGGTGGCAGGTCATCTCGTACGACTCCTGCCCTGCCTCGGTCTTGCCGCTGTGCGAGGACAGCTCGAGCAGCGCCGGCCGGGTCGTGATGAGGATGTCGGTGTAACCCTCGTCCTCGAACTTGTAGAGGACGTAGAACCGGAGGCCCTTGGGTGCACCCACTCGGTTCGGGGCCGATCCCGGCAGCACGAACTTGCGCGTCACCGAGTTGTCCTCGAAGGCGGTGAACCCGGTTGTCACCGAACCGCGCCGAGCCTTCGAGCGGTAGCGCGGATGCCCGAACCCGTCGTAGTGGACGATCTCGAGTTCCGGCGTGACGGGCACGCCCGCGTCCGCATCCTGCAGGCCGACGAACAGCCACTTCGGATCGAGCGTCGCGTCGACGTCGGCGGGCACCAGCGTGTTGATGTCGGTGACCTGGCCGGCGGGGATGACGTACGTCTCCGCCCCGTCCCAGATCCGTGTGGCATCAGCATTTACTGCGGCCATGAAAAAACACCCCTTCCAAAGGGTTTCGGGTCACGATGTGACTCAGAGGTTGGTTGTTCGCACGGTGGTGTTGACGGTGAAGCTCGCCATCATTCCGCCGTTCTTGGGGTCTCGTGCGTCGATCAGGGCGGACCCCGGTGAGACCTTCACGCCAGGCACTCGCAGCGCGAGCAGCCAGCCCATGCACTTGCCCGCGATCTCGCGCGCCTCGCCGCGGCCCTCGGCCCAGACGGTGATGCGGATCTGCGGCTTGGTCGCGACCGGCCACCGCTGCGGCCCGCCGTCGTCGAACACGACTACGGCCGGCGGACTCTTCGGGGACCAGTCGGTCGGCAGCTTCAACGCGGCCGTCGCGCTGTGATCCGTCGCCGCCAGCTGTCCGATCAGGAAGTCCTTGATCGGAACAGCAGCGTCCCTCGGCTTCCGCAGCGCTTTCATCGCGACGTCACCGACAGTCCGACCGAGGCGGCGGCCTTGGTGAGCGCACCGTCGCTCGCCTGCATTGCCGCGCCGTATCGGTCGGCGATCACGACCGCAGCAGCGCCGCGGTCGGTCGTGTACGGGTCGACGCGCACCACGACGTCCGTGCCGACGCGGCCCCGGACTGCCCCGCCGATCTGCTGCGCGACCGCTGTAACAGCCGTCGCGAGCTTCTCCTGCTTCAGGATCTTGCCGACGCCCGCACGGTTGAGCCGAAACGGTTTCTGCGCCATGCCTACCCCCTTCCGAGCGATGCGAGGGCGACGAGGCCCCCGCGAGCGGTTCGCGGCGACCGCCAGTCGACGACCCGTACCGAGTACCGATCGCCGCGGATGAGCAGCTCGTCGCCGTTCAGGACGTCGGCCCGTCGGCGCAGATAGACCGTGAACTCGATCCGTTCGCCGTCGCGGCCCAGCTCGGCCAACTCCTCGGACAGACCGGGCTCGACTGCGAGCGTCCGGATCTCGCGCTTGTCCTCGGTAGACGGCACCGGGTCGAGGTTCGAGTCCAGGCCGCCGGGCGTGCTGCGGATCCGAGTGACCTTCTCTGCCATCACGCACCCCAGCCGAGGCGGTAGCGATTGAGAATCGCGAGCTGGTGCGGCTGCAGCTGCGCGACAGAGAACTCGAACGGCCCGACCTTCTCGGCTACCGCGGCGGCGCCCTCGTCGACTTGCGAGGCGGCTGTGGCGAGGATGAGCCGCTTCAGCTCGGCCGGCGCTTCGGCGTAGCCGTGCGTCAGTGTCACCGAGATGCTGCGCCAGCGATCGGTCCATCCGGACCGCCTGCGCAGCATGCCCTTCGCGGACCACTCGACCGCGTCGCCGACCGACAAGGCCGTACCGTTCTCGACGACCGCGGCGACGTCGGCGACCTGCATCGTCGGCAGCAGCAGCACCGAGAGCCCCGGCCCGTCGAGGACCAGGGTCTCGGTGCGCTGAGGCGCGATGTGCCATCCGCAGTAGCCGCGGACCTCCGAGATTGCCGCCGCGAGACTGAGCTCGTCGATGCCTTCCTCAGACTGGAACGCGGCCAGCTCCTCGGGGGTGACGATCTCGGGCTCGGGCGGCGCGGTCACTTCTCGGCCGCCTTGTTCGCGGCTGTCCGCGCCTTGTTGGCAGGCGCGGCCGCCTTGGCGGCATCGGCGCGCGCTGCCGCACCCTCGGCGGCCTTGCGGTCGGCCTCGGCCTTCTCGGCCGCGACGCGGTCCGCCTCGGCCTTCGCCGCCGCTTCCGCTGCGTCGTCCGCCTTGCGCTTGGCTGCAGCCTTCTGCCGGTACTCGACGGTGTCCTTCGCGGTGAGGCCGCGTGCTTCCGCGTCCTCGTCGGTCAGCTGGACGGTGGCCGGGTAGCCGTTGATTTCGGTCGCGTAGATCTTGAGTCCCACTGGTTTCTCCTTCCGGAACGACCGCGACCCGGTGGACGGTGGCACCGGGTCGCAGGTCGGTCAGTTGGGTCAGGCCGCGACGTCGACCTTGACGAAGGCGGTCGGGCGGGTGACAGCGAAGGCGACGCGCTCCTCGGCGAGGATCGCGACCATGTTGCGGATGAAGAAATCCGCGTGCGAGTCGGTCACCGTCACCGTGGTCTGCTCGCGGTCCCACAGGACCGCCTTCGAGTAGTCGCCGAGCAGCGCCTCGCCGTCGGGCTGGCTCTCGGACTCGATCGTCGGCAGGCCCCAGAGGGTCCGAGGGCCGAAGGCGAACGGACCGGCACCGAAGAACCGACCCTGCTCGTCGCGAGCGAGGTCGACGGTCTCCATGTCGGCGGGCGACAGGACGACCGCGTTCGGCGCGACGCGGCCGATCCTGCGCGCCTTGGTGATCGCGCGGCGCACGGAGGTGAAGATGTCGGTGTCGAACGCCTGCGTCTGGACGCCGGACCAGTTGCGGATGCCCGTCAGGTTCTCCCCCGTGCCGCTGCCGTTGAGGATCTGGCCCTCCTCGGCCTCGGCGATGTCGGCGCGGAGCTCGTCATTGATGAGCCCCTCGAGCGCGGCGACGTCGGCCAGGGCGCGCTTGGTGGCCGGCACCCACTCGGCGATCGTCTTCACGACCGCGGTCTTGCGCTCGAACGCCCACGAGCCTTCCGGCTTGTAGCCGCCTCCGGGAGCGGTGACCAGCGCGCCGGCACCCTCCGGAGCGGTCGGTGCGGCCGAGCTGGTGGCCTCGGCGACGACCGCGGCCGCGTTCGTGTGCGAGGTCTGCTGGACGTACTCGACAGTGTCCGAGCCCGTGCGACGCACAGAGATCAGATCCCGGATCGTCAGCTCCTTGCGGCCGAGCATCTCGACGATGCCGGTCTGCTCCGGAGTGACGAACGCGCCCGCGCTCGAGTCGTTGCCGCCGACGAACAGACCCTTCACGTCGATGGGGTCCGTCGAGAAGTGCGACCGTTCGGGGATGTGCCCGCCCTTGAAAGGCGCGATCGCGTTCTTGAACTCGAGCGAGTCCACGACCTGCAGGCCCAGCGACTTCGCGCGCATCCGGGTGACGGTGTCGTGCACCGGGTCGCCCGCGGGGAGGCCGATCTCCTTCGCGAGATTGTCCGCCTGCTCGATGATCTCGATATCGCGCTTCAGCGCCTTGATCTGCTCGAGCAGATCGCCGCCCTTCGCCATCGAGGTGCGGTAGTCGCCGGCCTCGTCGTCGGTCATCTCGCGAGACTCGGCCTGCGCCTTCTCTGCGATCTCGCGGGCCTTCTTCACCTCAGCCTGCGCGGCTTCCTGCAGGCTCTTCAGTCGGGTAGCGCTCATGGTTGTTGACCTCCTGGTCGTAGTTGGTTATGCGCTCGTGGCGATGAGGGCCGCGAGCGCGTCCGCACTCGCCAGGGAGACGGACGGCGTTGGAGCGGACTTGCCGGCAGAGCTCCCGTCGGAGCCCTCCGGGGTCGGTTCCTCACCGCTGGTCTGGTCCTGGTCTTCTGTCTCGTCGTCGTCGACCTCTTCGCCGAGGACGCCGAGCACGGTGTCGATCGACGCGGCAGCCTCTTCCAGCTGCTTCTTCGCGTCGCGTAGAGCGGTCTCGTTCTTCGCCGAGAGCGCGCGGCCGGCCTTGACGCGCAGCGATTCCGCCGCGGCCTTCACGGCCAGGATCTCGGTCTCCTGGTTCGCGCCGATCGGCACGACCGAGACCTCGAACAGGTCGAGCTCCTTCAGCGAGTAGTACGCATCCCGCCAGGTCTTCCCCTCGCCCGTCGGTTCGACGAACTCGCCATCGATGACGGCGTACGCGAACGACATCTGCGAGACGCGGCCGGACTTCAGGAGCCGGTACGTCGTCGCCGCCTTCGGCTGTTCGAGATCGAGGCGAGCGTGCACCTTCAGGCCGCGCTCATCCTCTTCGGCCGACAGGATCTCGCCGATGTTGTAGTCGGGATCGTCGGTCTTGTGCCCCCACAGCAGCGGCAGGACCGCGGCATCCTTCTCGGCCCACGCCTTCAGCGTGTTCGCGAAGGCGCCGGGCTGCACGACGTCGCCGTATGAGTCCTTGTTGCCGAATACCGATGCGTACGCGATGAACTCACCCTCGGCGAGCCCGGCATCAGGACCGGCCTTGATCTTGACCGTGCATGCCTTGGTGTTCATTCCTGGCCCTCCTCGTCGGGCTCGTCGTCGGCCGGCGGCGCGGCCTCGGGGTCCGGCCCGGATTCGGCCGGAATGGGTTCGTCGTCGCCGTTCTGCGTGACGTTCAGCGGACGGATCAGCGCGTCGCCACCCTCGACCGGCGGTCGGTTGTCCATCGCCCGGACCTCGTTGACGGTGAGGAACGGTCCGCCGCATGCCTTCTGCATCGAGTCGGACCGGGTCTCGAACGAGCCGGTCAGCTTCTCGGCGAGGTTGAACTCGACGTAGACGCGATCGCTGCCGGGCAGATCCGGGATCAGCTGCAGCGCCAGCTCGTCGGCGATCATCGTCAGCCAGGGGCCGAGCGTGTCCTGATAGAGCATCTTGTGCTGCTCGGTGATGTTCGAGAACGTCGCCTTGTCGAGCAGGCCGACCATCGGCGGCGGGATGAAGTACGCCGCCGCGACTTCCTCGCGGGTGAGCTTGCGCGCTTCGACGTACTGCAGTTGCTCCGAGGTCTGCGCAACCGGGTTGAACGTCATGCCGTCCTCGAGGATCGGTGTTCCGCCGGCCGCGGGGCCGTCTCCCGTGTACTGCGCCCGCCATGACTCCCGGAACCGGTCTCGCGTCTCGGACTCCCACCGCGACGCCTCGCGGGGCCGCTGCAGGTATCCGGACAGCCGTGCGCCGTTGCGCAGCGTCTGCTCACGCGAACGACTCGAGTGCCAGTCCTCGGCGAGGATCTGCCGCAGCGACTCGATCGGCGAGGTGCCGAAATCGTCATCGGGCGCGTACCCGCGGAAGTAGACCAGGCTCTCGGCCGCGACCTCCTTCGTCCCCTTGCTGCCCTTGATCTCGAACGATGTTGGGGTGAGCCAGTTGTCACCCTTCGGCGACACCATCTCGGGCGGCAGGCGGACCAGCGCGAGGCTGCCGTCGGACGCCTTCACCTTCTGCCAGAACGCGCGGTCGTAGATGCCCAGGTCGTGCACCAGCGCGTCGAGCATCCGATACCGCGTCGTCCACGGGTTCGGCTTCCCGATGAGCAACGGGAGCGCGTGGTCGGTGAGTCGCTCGCGCTCGGTGTCGCCGACCCGGCGGAAGGCGTGCAGACCGAGCTGCGCGATGTTGCGGCCCAGGAACGAGACCGCCGTACGCACGGCGGGCTGCTTCTTCCAGATCTCTTTGTACGTCATCGACAGCGAGTCGCTCAGCTGCAGACGAGGCACGCCCGGCAGGTCCGGGCGCGAGAGGCCGCGCACCGCGCCCTCGGAGATGACGAAGCTCATCGGTCACCCCCGATCGCCTGGACGAAGTCGACGTTCGCCCGCTCAACCCAGATCTCGCCGTCGGCCGGCGTGGGCGCGGATGCGTCGCGGTCGAGCACCATCGCGTCGGCCACGACGATCCAGTTGCCCGAGCTGCGGACGATCACGCCCGAGACGCCGTTTCCGGACTTCAGCGAAACGAGCACCCGGGACCGGATGCGCAGGCGCCGCGCGTACAGCACCACGCCACAGGCCGCGGCCACGAGGGCGAGCAGGCCGACAGATATCGCGACAGCGATCATGGGATCCCTCCGTCAGACCACCATCAGGTCGTGGTCGTCGTACGCGCTCTCGGTCTGGACGTCGCCATCGATGGCACGGCCGAGCGCGTTGATCAGTGCGGCGACGCCGTCGATCTTGTCGGCGGCGTTCGCCTTGTCCGGCTTCACGTTCTCGGCCGCGTCCATCGCGACCGCGAGGTTGTCGACCATCCACCGCAGCACCGGGTGCCCGCCGTGCCGCAGCATCGGCTTCTCCTCGGTGCCGAGCAGCACGAGCCGCTGCAGCTCCTTCGTCGGCGAGGACAGCGATGCGAACCCTTGGCCCATCTGGACCATCGGGATCTCCTCGGCAACAAGGTTGTTCACGAGCTGCGAAGCGTTCCATCGGTCGTACGCAACCTCTTGGACCGTGAAGGCCTTCGCGTCCGCCTTCACGACCGACTCGATGTAGTCGTAATCCATGACGTTGCCCGGCGTCGCGGTCAGGAATCCCTGTCGGACCCACACGCTCGCCGCGCCCGCGGTCCGCTTGTCGAGAGCCTCGACGTTCGCCTCGGGCGTCCACAGTCGCCAGATGGCGTCATACCCGCCGCGCTCGGCGTCCGGGAAGAGCCAACACAGCGCGGTGATGTCCGAGACCGACGCGAGGTCGAGCCCGCCGAAGCAGGCACGTCCCACGAGGCGGGCCTCGTCGACCATCGACGCATTGCGATCCCACGCCGTCAGGTCGATGTACTTCTCGGACTGCTTCGTGCGCTGGCCCAGGTGCAGGCGCAGGTACGAGGCGAGATCGGCCGGGGAGTTCCGGGCCTTCGTCGCGGCATCGCGCAGATACGAGCGAGTCGGCGAGACGCCGTAGCCGGGGTTCGCCGCGCGCTGCGCTTCCTCGCTGAACGGATCCATCTCGGCCGGTGCAGCGAACACCACGCCGTACGTCGACGGGTCGTGCAGCGCACCGCGAGCGAGCTGCTCGATCATCGCGCGCTTGCGGTCGTACGGCGTGTGCCGCTTGCCCGCGTCGGCAGTCGTGATGAACACGATGAGCGGCTGCGAGCGCGAGCCGGTGCCCGTCTCGATCGCCTCGACGAGGTCGTACGTCTTGTGCAGGTGCAGCTCGTCAACGATCCCGCCGTGCAGGTCGGCGCCGTGCTGCGCGTCGCCGGCCGACGCGACCGCCTGGAAGTAGCTGCCCGTCTTCGGGTGCACGATCTTCGACGCGAGCGTCTTGACGTACGGCCGCAGTGCGGGCGACTTCTCGCAAATCAGCTTGATCGGGTCGAAGACGAATCCGGCCTGCTCCTTCCGCGTCGCGGCGGCGATCACCTGCGCGCCGGCCTCGCCGTCGGCACAGGTGAGGTACACGCCGATGCCACCCGCAAGAGTCGACTTCCCGTTCTTTCGCGGGAGGTCGACGTAGGCCGTGCGGATGATCCGGACGTACGCCTGGACGTCCTCGTCGAATCGCACCCAGCCGAAGACGGGCGCGAGGATGTACGCGACCTGCCACGGATCCGGATTCAGCGGCTTGCCGGCCAGTCGGCCCTTGGTGTGCCGCAGCAGCTTGAACACCTTCAGCACCGCGTCGACACGGCTCGGATCGAACCGGGCTCCGGGCTCGTCGCGCGGCTCGGGTGTCTTGATCAGCGGCGGGCAGTCCGGCAGCGGGATCCCGCGTGACGCGAGGTAGTACCCGACCTCGGGTGAGATCTTCAGCCGCTCGAGCTCCTCGGCGTCGTAGAGCTCGAACTCAGGCGAACGGGTTGCCTTCGTCATCGGGCGTCCCCTCGACGGCGCCGAACGCGGCCGAGAGCTTGCCCTCGGACGACGGCGTCAGGCCGAACTCTGCGGCCCACGCGCGAAGCTGCTGCGATGCGCGCTCGGCGACGGCCATCGCGGGATTCTTTGTCTTCCATACCGACTCGGTCCCGTCCTTCCGAATCGAGCGGTTCTCGACGACGATGCCGTCCTTCCGAACCTGGCGGATCGCGTCGACGTACGTCGCCCACGTCTCGCAGTACGCGGAGAGTGAGGCGCGATCCTCTTCCTTCGTCAGGTCGAGCCGAGACAGACCCGGCACGACGCGCTTCCATTCGGCCTTCGCCTCGCGTGAGAGCCAGGTCGGCGGCTTCGGCGGGATGCGCCGGAAGTCGGGCGGCGGGGTGACGGCACGGCCGCCGGAGTCGCGGCCCTCGCTCCGGCCGTTGAGCAACTTCAGCGCGGGCGGCGTGGCAGCCGGACCGGGCATCGTGACCCCCTTCCGTCGGGATACCCCCCATGACCCCAAACCTGAGCGCGAAAAACTCGAGTTACCGCGCCGGTGTCCCTGGCGGGAGGTGCAGGGATTTCGACCCCCCTAGGGGTCAGGGACCGACCCAGTCGATCCGAATGACGTTCAGCGCGCCGGTCACGGTCTTCATGCACTCCTCCGCCTCGCTGCGCGTGGAGAACACTCTGTCGACGCGAACGAGTGGCTCCCCGAGCTCGTCTCGTTGCACCACTCCCCAGGTCTGCGGCATCGCTTCCTCCTTGGGTCAGAACGGCGGTGGATCGTCGGTGCGCCCGGCCCGAGCCTCGGCGCGAGTCTTGTCGTCGTGGTGCGGCTTGCACAGGCTCTGCAGGTTCGCCGGGTCGTACCGCTCGCCTCCGGCCGCGAGGTTCACGCGGTGGTCGACGTCGACGGCCAGGCGCCGACAGCCCGGCCATTGGCAGAACGGATGCGCGGCGAGGTGATCGGCCCGGAGGTTGCGCCATCGCCGCGTGCTGCCGCCCGTCCAGCTCGACCCCTGCCATGCTGGCCGGCACCGAGGGCAGCCTCGTGGGTTGCTGTGCGCCTTGCGGCACTTCGGGCACACACGGGGCGGCGCGGTCGGCATTGGTCAGCGTCCATTCACTGCCGGGCAGTGCCTGGTCAGGACGGCACAGCCTCGGCGACCATGGAAGCGACAGCGTCCACCGAGCGCGGATGCAAGCCAGTCCAGCACGACGGCCTCCTCACGTTTGGGATCCGCCCGGGCAGCTGCACCACCGCCGCTTCCACATACGACGGATCTACGCACAGCAGTGCGCGTTGTGTGCAGCTTCGCTCCCGCAGCGCTGGGTTCGGTATGACGCTGCGGGCCGACGTTGACTCGGGCGGAAGTAGGTAGCCCGGGCGCGCCCTGCGGGAGCCGAGGCACAGCCGCGGCCCGTGAGAGGCAGCGTGCAACTCAAGGATCCCGGGACGCGCCCGGACGATGGTGGGGATTGGGTGGGAAATCGTGGAGCAGACACACTGGCTCCCACTGCACGAGAGTGTTGCATGCAGGTCAGCGCGTTTTCAACCCGGGCCGGGATTCCGGGCGTGTCACCTACCCGTGCGGTCAGATGATCCCGGGCCAGATAACCGGCGCGCCATCACGGTCGAGCCAGGTGGCCTCGGTGCAACGAGGGCATGGCGGAACACACAGCAGCGACTCGATCTGGAGCGTGCTGAACAACAACTCGGCCCCGCAGAACGAGCAGTGAATCGCACGAATGCCATCGCTCACGCCCCCATTGTTCCATCCTGCGCCGCATACACACCCCTCAGTTCGCGCACATCTCGGATGCGGAACAGCGGCGGGTCGGTGCGCCTCATCCAGTACTCCGACTCGGTGCCGTCAGCCTGCCTCCATGCCCTCGGCCGCAGCTGCCCTCGGCTGTGCCACGAGCGCATCGTCCCGGCGGGGATCGGCTCCCCGAGCTCTCGCAGCACGCGTTCGAGTTCGGCGATGGTGAAGAGCCGGTTCTCGATGGCGCCGAGCGCATCTCGCACCAGCGCGCTCACGACGTGGTGTGCACCGCACGCTCGGCACGTCACATAACTCTCGCCGTCCTCGACGTACAGGTCGGCACCGCAGAGGCCGCCCGAAACCAGCGCCGAGCACTGCCCTCGATACGAGAGCTCGGGCATGCGGTCGACGGCACGGCGTACGTACGCGAGAGCGTCGGTGATCTCGTCGTACATCACGCCCGAGTCGGGCACGGTGCGCAGGTCGCCGCCGCAGTGCGCCAGCCAGATCGCGGCGAGCTCGACGTCGTACGCGCCCTCGGTCGAGACTGCCGCTCGATCGAGTCGTCCGCGCCGGCTGTTGTGCACCAGCTGCCGCAGGCCCGGGCTGTCGAGTGCGACGTGCAGCTCGTGGAACTGGCCTGTCTGATCGGCGGCCACGCGCGCCCACGTTCCAATGACGAGCGTCAGGTGATCGAGCGGGCGCTGCGTCGGGCGCTGGTCGAACTTGTCCAGGCGTACGGGCAGTGCGGTCTCGGCGCTCTTCCCGCCGACGCGGCCCCGGCTCATGCGGTCGAGCCTCGCCCGCGTGATCGTCATGTCGGACACGAGGCCCGGGATCTCGAGCAGCTCACGGTGAAGCGAGTCCGCGCACAGCGTGCACAGTTCGAGCCCGTCGGCGACGACGCGGCCGCAGTTGTGGCAGTCGACGTTCAACGATTCCTCCTGCGGTTGCGCCGATTCGGCTGGACGGCCCACATGGGCGGGGTGTGGCTGGGGCGTGGCAGTGCGCGCTCTTGGGGTGTGCGGGAATCGGGCATGTCGTACGGGAGGTCTTGCATCAGCGGTCGGAGGGACTCCGTGATCTGCCGGAAGCTGCCCGCCGCTCCGGGGAGCACAAGTTCGGCAATCCGGCGGACCGTGTCGTTGAACCGCTGAATCGTCTCCTGGACGTGCGGCTCGTCGACGGCCAACCGGGGCAGGCCGTCTGGCCGCAGTTCCGCCACCCTGCCGGTCCAGTGGCGCCCGTTGCCGAAGTCCACTCGGACCCGGTCCCCAACCTGCAACGGGCGATCCAGAGTGAACCGCTCAAGCTCACCAGCCGGGGTGATCTCAGCCCGGAACGGCTGCCGTCCGTCGATCCCCGGAAACGGGTTCGGCGGGAGCTGCCACAACGGGACCATGTTCAGCTCCTCGTACGTGGGCGGGGGCATCGTCTGCAGTAGCGAGGATGTCGCCTCGTTGAGCGTGACCCCGCGGCGTCCTGCATCTCGACGGAGTCGGTCGTAGGCCCGGTGAGTGTCCTCGAAAAACGCCTCGCCGCCCCAGCCGACCGCGACGTACTGACGTTCCACTCCTGCCCGCTTCCAGGCGCGCTGGCGGGCAAGCTGGTCCGCGTTCGCCCACGGTCCGATGAAGTCCGAGCCCGGGCACAGCACCTCGGAGTCGTCGGCGGCGTACCGGTAGTCCTCGTCGAAGGCTCCGCCCCAGCGCATCTCGCGCATCCGACGGGTGATCTTCAGGCCGTGCCATCCCTCGCTGCAGTGCGGGCACCGCGGGTAGTCCGGATCGCCGTAGTCGAATCCACCGCGCGGCTCGCCGCCGGCCATCTGCTCGTCGACGAGCGCATCGATGTCGTCGATGATGTCGCGGTCGCTCACTTCCGATTCCTCCTCTGTGAGTACCGATGTGCGTACAGCCCCGCGAGTGCGCCCAGCGCGAAGCATCCGAGCCCCGCGCCCGCGGCGATGGCCAGGCCAGCAATCACGCTCACGCCCCCACCCCCACAGGCCAGCTCACGCGCGGCGCGAAGTGGTGGGGCAGCTCGGGCTCGTACCAGCCGAGCCGCTGTGCGCCCATCGTCGCGAGGGCGAGCGCATCAGCCTTGTTGTCGTTGTCGCCGATCGGCGCGTGCGGCCAGAGCGTCTGCATGGCCTCGACCATCGGAGCCTTCACGACGTCGCCGCTGCCCGTTGCCCACAGCTTCAGCGTCTTCACGTTGACGTCGACGACCGGGATCCGGCGGCGAGCGAGGAAATCGACGACGCGGTGCACCAGCGCGGCACGCTCTTGAAAGAGTTTCGTGTTCCTCGGCGGCTTGAACGGCAGCGCCTCGATCATCACGAGCCGCACCTCCGGCGGCATCGCGCGGAGGATTCGCTCAGCCTGATCAGCAACCCTGATGCTCCGCACGGTCAGAGGGTCACCGTCGTGACCCTTCTCTCCAACGCAGACGAGCTTTGGAACGTTGGGGGTATCCGAGTGCCGGGGATGCTTGATTACGGCGATTCCAGCGGCTGTGAGGCTCGGATCGAGTCCGACGACGGTGGTCACTGGCCGGCCTCCGCTCGTGCGGCGGCACGTTCGGCGTCGAAGGCCTCGAGCCGGGCGATGCGGGCCGCGCGCTGGATGCGCTTCGGGTGAGCGGCGAGGTGCGTCAGCGGGTGGCGGTCGCCGTTGCGGTCGAGCGTCGTGCAGGGCTTGCCCTCGGCGGCTCCGCAGTAGCGGCACGAGACCGTCAGCGCGGCGTCGTGGTCGATCAGGTCTTGGAAGTCACGCATCGGAGGGTACCCCCTTCGGGTTGAGTGCGGCTCGGGCCGCAGCGATTCCGCGTCGAGTGCGGTCGGCCTGGTCCTCGGTGTGGTCGCAGACGAGGCCAGGAGCGTCCAGGCGCCGGCCGTCGTCGTCGCAGTGCCCGCAGGCTTCGACGGCCGCGCGGCGGAGCTCGGCGCGCTGGCGAGCCTCGGCGGACTGCGCCTCGGACTGCCGGCGGCGCTCGTCGGCGTCCCAGCGGTCCCGGACGGCTCGAGCGTCGCCGCAGGCGCGGCACGGAGCCGTGGTGCCGGCGGGATGCTTCGGGCACGTCGTGGGGGGCGGCTCATGGCTCGCGCGCTCACCAACGTGAGATTCCCTCCCAGAGTTACTAACTAGGGGTCGGGTCGGGTCGGGTCGGGTCGGGTCGGGGCGCTGCAACACTGGTTCAGCGTTGCGCTGCAACTCCTCCGACTGTTGCGCCGCAACATCGCTCACCGTGGAGTCTTGAGCAGCGGCTTTGTTGCGCCGACGCTCGCGGCTGGCTTGCATACGCTCCTTGCTCGCGGCGCGTTCGGACTCCACTTGCGCCCGACTCGGGTTGTACTCGAGCCACGAACGGAACGCGTATCCGTCGTGTTCACGGCTCCAAAGTCCCGCGTCCACGAGAGATTCGACCGTCTTCGGGGTCGCTCCCCACTCCCGAATCATGTAGTTCGGGACGTGCCCGTCGGTCTTCTCCTGCGAGCACCAGGAGCCCGCGATGACCCACAGCCCGGCCGCCGCGAGGCGGTACCGCGCGGGTATCGACTTCAGTTTCCTTGACGCATGGAAAGCGTCATCAACCTTGAACCAGGCCATGACTCACGCTCTCTCCTCGTTGCTTGATCGCCCTCGACAGCCCGGGCACCGGACCATCCCGGCCGGCGGTCTCTCGCCGCAGCCGGGGCAGTGGCGCTCGGGCGGTCGGTGGGGGTTCGTCGCGCGCTTGATCTCGGCGGCGACGGGGACGCGGGTGGTGATGGTGTCGGTCACGACTCGCCTCGCAGCAGTGCGATCTCGTCAGACCGGGGTCCGGCCATGAGCTTCTTCACCGCGGCCTCGGCGAGAGTCGCGACAGCCTCGCGGATGTCGCTCGGCAGCTGGTCGCGGTTCTTGATGGCCCAGTACGCGACTCGGTTGATCGCGTTGGCGACGGTGATCGTCATGGCAGTGCCTCCCCCGCGTCAGCACAGCGCGCGTGGAGGAGCGCACCGTCGGAGCCGTCCACGACGCGAGTCCCCTCGCGGACGTCGGTGCAGCAGATCGGACACCGCGGGTAGAACGTCACCGTGCCGACGGACGCGCCGACCTCGATGTCGATGCCCTCGTCAGCCGTGATCCGGGACCGCTTCGCGGGGTATGTGCGCGCCATCAGCGCTCACCGCCGTGTTGACGGTCGAGCTTCTCGATCCACCGCACGGTGACGGCGGCGGCCTGGACGAGCTCGGCGCGGAGCTCGTCCCGGTGATCCTGCTCGCCCCACTCCTCGTCCTGACGGCGGTGCTCGTCGGCGACCTCGGCAAGCACGCCGCGCGTCCGCTCGCGCCCTCGGTCGTGCTCGCGGCCGTCGCCGGCACACCACTCGCACTCTTCGTATGCACCGGACGCCGTGCCCGGACCGCACCCGGACCCGTTGCAGTGGGTGCACGACTGCCACGCCTCGAACCCCTCGCACTCGTCGCACCACCGCGGGCACTCGATGTGCTCGAGCTCCATGCTCGACAGCGACGCGGCTCGTTCGACGATGTCGTCGAGCTTCGCCATGTGGACGCCGATGCCGGGCACCTCCTCAGCCATGCCGAGAGCGAGCGCGACGCGTCGCTGCCACTCGCGCATCCGCGTGTTCTCGGCGCGCAGCTCGTTGTTCTCGTGCACCGCCGCAGCGAGCGCGGTCTCGGCCTGTTCCGCGTGGGTGTCGGGGCCGCTGCTGACGCCGCGACGCGCGCGGACGAGATCCTGGCTCATGCCTCACTCCTCGGGGTTGCAGTGGTTCCGCCGTCGGCGCACTCGGCGAGGTGGGTGCCGCGGTGGACGAGCTTCTCGCCGATGCGGGGGCGCCACATCGTGTAGACGGGCAGGTGGCAGTGCTTGCAGGTGTCGTTCATCGCCATCTCCGCGGATCCAGGCGGCCGACGACTTCGCCGGCCGCGAGTGCGATGGCCGCGGCCACCCCCGCCGCCGTGAGGGCGACGGCGAGGGTGACTGCGGAGAGTTGGGCGCGCATCAGTCGTCGCCCGGGAGTGCGGGCCGGATGTGCCGGACGGTGTGACTGACCGGCTCGTCGACGACGTCCGAGGTGCTGGTCGGGTAGACGTTCGTCAGGAACGTGGCCGTCACCCGCCAGTGATCCGGCGCATCATCGTCTTGCTCGACGATGGCGGGCACTGCGATCAGCCCCGGCACGCGCTCGCCGCCGATGGTCAGGCCTTCGGAATCGAAACGGATCGCCTTGTCAGCCTCCGAGGTATCGCTCACAACGGCACCTCGCCTCGGTTCGTCCGGCCACGGACGAGCTCGTCAAGACGCTCGAAGCACTTCGCGGTCGCTCGGGCGTCGCCGAGGGCGGAGTGTGGAGCTTCGTTCTCGACGCCGAGCAGTCCGCAGCAGCGGTCCAGGCCCGGCAGGTCGGTCGGCTCGAGCCAGATCGATCCCGCGGTGTAGGCCGCGAGGTCCGCGAGGCGGTGATGCCACGACGTCGCGTAGCCGTACCCGGCGAGGACGCGATCGAGGATCGCTGCATCGAATCGCGGGTTCGATCCACCGAACGTGTTGCCCTGCAGCATCTCAACGAGCGTCGCGTAGCGATCCCTTGTCGGCTCCTCGGCGAGCTCCTCGTCGAACAGTCGCCGCTCGAAGTACCGATTGATCGCGAGCGAGACCGGGTCCGCCTCCTCCATCCATCCGGGCGGCAGCGCGGGTACGAAGTGCAGTTCCTCGCCCGTGGTCGTGTTGATCGCGGCGACCTCGAGGACCAGCGCCCTCTCGGTGTCGAGGCTCGTCGTCTCGATGTCGACGACGATCAGGTCGCGGTCGCTCATTCGCCATCACCCGCGCTGAACTGCGGACCGCCGCTGAAGCCGGTACCGATGCTCGAGACGGACGCGCCGTCGTCGCCGGCGTCGTCGCCCTGGTCCTCGTCGTCGCCCTCAGGCTCGTCCGACTGGTCGGCCGGCGGCTGATCGAACAGGCTCGGCTCGTCGGCGGCCGGCTCCTCGATCGACTTGTCGACGCCCGACAGCACGCGGACGACCTTCATGTTGACGCTCTTCCGCGTGCCCTCGTTGGCCATCGCGCGCTCGGTGTGCGACTGGCACGTCGCGATGATCGTGTAAGTGCGCTGCTCGCCGATCTCCGGGACGTCCTCGAAGTCCTCGGCGGACAGGCCGGAGAATTGCAGGCGGGCGGAGTCGATCATGGGCTGAGACATGGGGATTCCTCTCGGGTGGGTGGTTGCTACTGGGAGTTGGTACCGGCGGCGTCGACGTCGCGACGGAACATCTCGTTGCTGAGGGCGTCTGGATCAGGCGAGGGGGCGTCGCCACGCCTTCGCTGAAACTCGGCCAGGCCGAGCGCTTTCGGCGTCGGAACCACTCGGACGATCTGGTAGGTGCAGGCCGGGTTGCCCATCTCGACGACCATCTCGGCGCCGGCGAGGTCGGATCGTCCTGGCAGGAGCTTCCCGTTGAACACGATCGCGTAGTCCCGCGTCTCAGCAACTGCATCGGCCAGGGCTGGGTGCTTCGCGAGTGCTCGACGGACGTCGCCGAGGGTGATGATCTGCCGACCAACAGGCGCCAGAGACGACTCGTAGTCGAACCCGAGCGCCTCGGCGAGCACCTGCAGCGCCGCCTCGTCAACGGCCGGCCCCGCGCTCACTGCCGCACCTCGGCCTCGACGGCGTCTACGGCACGCTCCTCGACTGATGCGGCGTCCCCCGCCTTCATGGCGTCGGCGGCCTGTGCCTCCTCGAGGAACTCGATGAGCCGTGAGGCTTCGACCTTGGTCAGCTCCTTCGAGCTCGCGAACTTCCGGCCGAACTGCCCCTCGAGGTAGTCGAGCTTCGCCTGGCGATCGCCGACCTTCTCGTTGTCGAGCAGGATCGCGAGCTTCTGCTGCTGCGCGCGAGTGCAGAGCGTTTCGGCAGGCGCGCTGTCCGCGGCGGTGTCCACTTTCTCGACCGGCTCCGAGGCGCTGACCTGCGCGGGTTCCGGTTCCGCGCTCGAATCGGAGGCCGCGCCGACGCCGAGGCTGTCCGCGAGGCCGGCCATTCCGCGCTTCGGCCCGGCAGTGACCCGCTCAGCCTTCGCGCGGACGGGCTCGGGGTACTCGAGCTCGAGCTCCTCCCGGGTGTACGCGATGCCGAGCAGGACGTCCGGGGCGATCTTCCGACAGACCTCGGATGCCGCCTTGGCGTAGAGCATCGCCTGCGGATCCTTGAGGTACTTCTCGTTCCCGATGAGCTTGCCGCGGTCGTTCGTCTTGAGCTTGCCCGTGCGCTCGTCGACCTCGGGGATGTATCCCGCCTGCCGTGCACGCTCGATGGTCCAGGTGCTCGTCTCGATGTGGGACTCGTTCTCGCGCTGCGCCGCAACGGTCACCGACTCGTCGCTCGACTCGACCGTCCAAACCTTGTGGCCCTTCGACTTCATCAGCGCGACCATCGTCCGGGCGTAGATGGCCGGCATGCCGTGCACGACGAAAATCTGCTGCAGGGACTGGATCGGATTCAGGCCGAGCTCGGCGCCGTAGAGGATCGCAGCCGTGCCGTCCTCGGGCTTGCCGCGGTAGATCGCCGGCACGAGGCTCGTGCCGCACATCTTGTCGGCGAGCTCGTAGGCGACGTTCATCGCCTCGGCGTGCTGCATGAGCTGCGCAACCGCGGTAGATGAGTCGGGGGTTCGGGCGAGGCTCGCCCCGGCGGGCAGAATGTCGGCCTCGGACAGTGGGGCCACTTCGTTGCTGGTCACAGGTATAGCTCCTCGATCTGTTGGGGGTCGGTTTTGGTTGCGGCGTAGAGGGATACGTAGTCGCCCTTGCCGTTGCGACGGTCGGCGATCTTGTGCTCGCCGACGCGGGCGTACTGGGCGCGGCCCATGCGGTCGAGTAGTCGGGTCTTGCAGCCGCGCAGTCGGGTCGTCGCCTTCTTCTCGAGCGCGACCGCGTAGAGGTACTCGACGGCGAACTCCGGGTCGAGCTCGACTGCGGCGTCGCGGTCAATGTCCGGATGCAGTCGGCGTACGGTCTCGTAGCAGGACACCGTGTCGTCGAGCTCGGGCGGCGTGCCGGCGGCGAGCGAGTCGCACCACGCGACGATCCGGCCGATGATCGCGGCGGCGATCTCCTCGTCGTACTCGACGGAGTACACGCGCGGCCGGCCATAGTCCGGCCACACGACGAGGTCGGCAGTGTCGTGCCAGCCGGTGACGATCTGCTGGAACAGCACCTGTGCGGCGTAGTCCTGTGGGGTCTCGCCGCTTCCGTCGTCGCCCCACTCCTCAAGCGACTTCGCCGTCTTCACCTCGACGACGCGGCGCGACCGCCCGCGCGAGCCGCGGCGGTCGATCGTGACCGCGTTCGGGAACGGGAGTTCGTCGCGGGTGTACTGGACCTCGCCGCGCGAGAGTCGCCATCCGGGGTTGCGGTACTTCCAGAACTCGGCGGCAGCAAGCTCGGCGGCGTGGCCGTAGTCGAACATCTCCTGCTTCGCGTCGTCGATCGGAGCGGGCGGGAGAGTGCCGGCCATCTCGTGCCACAGCTCAAACTGGCTCTTGAACCGCGAGATTCCGAGGATGGCTGGAACTTTCGATGCGGTGACGAGCTGCAGCCACTCGGGCGAGCCGGGCTCGGCCTTCGTCGTGACGATGCGCGCGGTCATCGGCTGCTCCTGTCGAGAGTGAGGTTGTCGGGGTGGGTCTTGATCGGCCTTCGGGTGCCGGGGTAAAGGACGTAGATCCATCGGTCGTCGGCGCTGACGATGACGCCGGACTCGGTGACCTCTCGGCTGGCGGGGCTGGCGTAGAGCACGCGGCGGCCGGTGCTTTCGCGCGCCTCGCGTGTGGTCATGGCCATCGGGGGTCACCTCGGCTCGCGAGTTCCTGGGCAACGGTCGCGGGGTCGTCATCCGGGCCGAGGTAGACGATCTCGACGATGCGGCGGTTCAGGATCGAGATCCGCTGCGATGTCGGCCATTCGGACCGCAGCTCGATGTATCCGTTGCGCGGGTAGATGACGGGACCTGTGGCGCTGACGTATCCGGCGGCCGAGACGACCTGGCCACCACTCCCCCGCTCCCACGAGATGAGCACTCGGCGAGGCTTCGGCACCGGGGCCGGCATGGGCGCCGTCACGACGCCACCGCCAGGTATCGCGCGACGGTGCGCTCGTGTACGCCGAGCTCCTGGGCGATGGCTTCCGCCGACATGCCCTCGGCGGCGAGCGCTGCAGCCTCACGGCGGTTCGCTCCCGTGTCGATCGGGCCACCACGGCGAGCGCGGACCGGCTCGGCCGACGGGTCGTCGATCGTGTCCTCGTCCCACTCGAGCGGGAGTGCCCAGCCGAGCTGCACCCCTCGTTGCCGCGCCCGGTCGTTCGTACCTGGCTGGTGCTCGAGCTCTGCGAACAGCGCGGCGACGAGGTCGCGGTTGCGGACCGTGCAGTGAGTCCGGTGCATCAGGTCGCACAGGGCCGACTGGCTGACGCCGAGACGGTCGGCGATCGACCGCTGCGAGTGCCCCGCCGCGACGAGCGCGCGGAGCCGTCGGATGGTGCCGGTCGCATCGATGACGCTGCTGGGCGCCAGGAGTTCGAGCGGTGCGGCGGGAATCGGGACCGCTAGCAGCCGCTCGGCAGTGGTGCGGAGAATCCGCTGCGACGGTTCGGCGCGTCCAGCCCGAGTGATGCCGAGGTATCGGATCGCGTTTCGGCCGACGCCTGACAGTTTGTTGATGCGACGCGTACCGACTCCGGCGGCGCGGAGCTTGGCGACGTGCTCCCGGGCGGGGCCGGCGTCGACGTACTTCGACTCGAATCGGCCGTACGCGTGTTGACGGACGCGCCACGTCTCGTAGTGCGCATCGCACTGGCCGCGCCGTCGAGCTGGTTTCGTGCAGTCTGGCTGCGAGCACTGCATCAGAGCACTCCGTTCTGCTGGTCGACGGCTGCGTCGTGCGCGCGATCCGCGGCGGCGCCGTCGTCGAACTCGGGGGTGGTGTTGGTGGGTAGGGCGATGAGGTGCGCGGCGGTCGGTTCGCCGTTGGGCGGGACGATTTCGAGGGCGGCCGTGAGGTGGGTTCCACGTGCGGCGAACCACTCTTCGGGGCCGACCTCGCGCCACGGCTCGAATCCCTCGACCGGAGGAAGGGCGTCGAGCAGATCGTCGAGCGCCTCGTCGATGTCGGCGGCACTCACTCGGCACCGCCTCGGTCCCGGTCGACCCACAGGCCGTAGCCGATGACGATGAGGTACGCCGAGACGCCGATCTGCCAGAGGTGTCCAATGAGGATCATCGGTCGACCACCTCGCCCCAGAGCGTCGCGGAGCTGACCGCGAACGTCGCGACGGCGGCGACGACGATCCACCACGATCCGATGCCGTGGACGATGAGCACGGCCTGGCCGACGGCGATGCCGGCCGAGAGAGCGGCGGCGATGACGAGCGCTGCGATCTTCTTCATCGGATCGACCCCCGCTCGACGCGGGGCTCTCGGAACGCGGCCGCGTCGATCTGCTCCTGCCGGCGGGCAAAGGCCGCAGCGCACTCGACCGCCTCGGTTGCCTGTGCGTAGTCCTCCGCGAGGCCGTACTCGGTGGCACGCAGCGTGAACAGGTTCGCGAAAGCAGTGAGCCCGAACTCGACGTCGTCCGAGTTCACGTCGCCGAGCAGCTCGAGGGTGGCACGCAGCGACCCGACGATGTGCCGCGCTGCCGGTTCGTTCACGATGAACGGGACGAGATCGTCAATGTGCCTGCCCGCCTTCTCCGCGAGCCGGTCGCGGGTCTGGCGATTGATGTCCGCGAGAACCTGGTTCGTCATGCCGCCACCACCTCAGCGGCGAGGAAGATGCTCACGTGGATCCGGCGCTTCGACGGCCGGTGGGCGTGACGGCCGGACGGGGGCAGGCGTCGCCCGTCCTTGCCGTAGAGCGCCTTCACGGTCGGCGCATATAGATCGACCATTTCAGTCTCCAAAAGGGTGTAGTTGACCGCGCGACAACCCAATTCGGGTTTCGCGGGAAGCGGTTGGGGTGTGCGGCGAGTGCCGCGAGGATCAGCTCAGGCCGTCGATGAGGCCGGTGGTGAACTGGCCGACGAACCGGTCAGCGAGGGAGCTGTAGTGGTCGACGAGCACGCGGGCCTTGGCCGGCGGCGTGGTGATGTTCTCGAGGATGGCGTCAAGGTCGCCGTCGTAGAGGTAAGCGGTCACGTCAGCAGCCCTCGACCCCGTGAACGGCCTCGAGGTGGTCGGCGATGTCGCGAAGGATGTGGGCCAGCCTGAGGCTGCAGATCGGCGGCATCAACGGATCGACCACGAGGTCCGACCGGACTTCCTCGGGGTTGTCCGGATTTCGGCCGACAGTCAGCGTCGCCGTGGCGTAGCGCCGGATGTCCTCACCCTTCTCGCGGGTGATCATCGTCGGCCGTGACGTAGAGTCAGGCATCAGATTTCCTTTCGTGGGGATCAATGCCCGTCAGGTGTGCGAGACCTGGCGGGCTTTTTTCGTGGGGTCAGACCGAGAGCTCAACGCGGGACTGCAGGACGAGATCCTCGAAGCCGATGCCGAGAACGTCCGCGATGACACCCAGCTCGTTGACATCGAAGGGATACCTGCCGTTGATTCGGCGGGAGAGTGCTTGCTGCGAGCAGTGAAGCTTTTTCGCGAGCGTTGACTGAGTAACGCGATGACGCGCCATCTCGGCTCGAACGTTGGCCGCTACTCGCTCAGCGTGTGATTTGGTGGCCATGCCACGAATGTCTACCCGCTCAGCGTGTGACTTACAAGCTTGTGAGGTCGAAACGTCGCGACCAGGCCGTATTTTCACCCGCTCTGAGCTTGCAATTACTCGCTGGGTGGGTAAGGTACCCGTCATGACAACGCTGATGGTTGTGGACGGTGGGCGTGGCGAGACGCGATCTCAGGCTGCGGCTCGCCGCCTTCGTAGTGAGTTGGCAGGTAAGCGCATCTCGGTCTCCGAGGCCGCACGCCGCGCGGGCATGAATCAGCAGACCCTCTCGCGCCGAATGACTGGCGAGGTCGAATTCAAGGTCGACGAGCTGGACTCGCTCTGCCAGGCAACGGGGGTCTCGTTCACGTACGTGATCGCGGGCATAAAAGAAACCCCCGCCGGACCGAGTGGTCCTGACGGGGGTTCCGATGTGCGCCCGAAGGGATTCGAACCCCTAACCTCTTGA